CTGTTAATGATACGTGAGTTAAACCTGTTGTATAAGCATTGCCTGAACTATATGCTCCTGAAACTGTTTGTAAATGAAAAGGATGTGACGCTGTAACATCTAATCTAAAAGCATATGTTTGTCCTGGTCTAAAATATAAAGTAGGATTGTTTCCTGAATAATGTGAATTAAATAGATATGCAGCTGAACCTGAAGGTGTAACATCTATTAATGCGGCCGTTTTAATTAAATCTCCTGTGCCTGGTACAAATTTACCACTTGAACTTACCCAAACTAAACCTTGTTGGTCTGCTGGAGCTTGTGTAGTTAAATCAACGTCTGAGAATAAATTAATACTAGAGTTTTCAGAAGCGATTTCGTTCCAACTACCACTGTCAGAAAAAAATGCTTTTGCAGTACCAGTAGTTGTTGCAAACATACCGGCATAAGTTGCAGCAGCAGGTAATGAACCTGAATTTGCAAAATTAAATCTTAATTTATTTCCTGAACTTGTTAAATCAATTGTGTTTGCTGAACCTGTTAAAGAAAGGCCAGCAACTGAAGATGTTGTAGCTCCTAGTGATGTTGAAGTTGAACCTAATGTGATAGATGAATTTGTTAAACTTCCATTTGCAATATTTGATAAAGTGTTTGATGACCCATTTATAGTTTTGTTTGTTAATGTTTCTGTACCGGCAAGTGTAGCAAAGTCAGCATCAGATACAGCTGTATTAAATTGTGCTATAGTACCAGTAATAGTATTTGTTGCTAATGATATAGATTTATTTGTTAAAGTATCTGTTGAAGTTTCAGTAAGAATATTGCTATCTAAACTAATTGTAATTGTGTCGCCTTGGCTTACTGTTGTTGTAATACCATCATTACTTTTTAATTTTAAAGTACCACCTAGTGCAATTGAAATAGCAGAAGAAGAATCATCTCTAATACTAAAACTTGAATTTGTTAAAGAAGAATTGCCAATGTTTGATAATGTATTACTTGCACCACTGATTGTTTTATTTGTTAAGGTTACAGTGTTAGCTAATGTTGCAAAATCTCCATCACTTAATGCTGTATTAAATTGTGCTGTAGTACCAGTTAATGTATTAGAAGTTAAATTTACTGTTTTATTTGTTAAAGTAACGGCGTTAGTGGTTGTAACAATTGCTGTTGCACCTGCTAATAAATTTAATTCTGTAGGTGTAGCAGTAAGTGTAATTGTTGTACCATCACCAAGGGCTGTATATAATTCTGTAAAGTTAGCGTTTATAATTGTACCGCCGGCACGTAGATTACTACCTGTTCCGTCGTTAGCTATCGCTCCTAAATTAAGTGTTTGTTTGGCCATTGATTATTCTTTTGTTATATTTATACATATATTAAGGTGTTGTGTCATCAAAAGTTAAAGGGTTTCCATCATTATCTAAAGTTTGGTCAAAAGTAGTTACTGTATTATCAAATTGATTTCTTGGTGCAATAAGAGCAATTTCTGATGGCATTGTAAGTTTTGTTTTTATAAATCTACCTAATTCTGTTGAACAAAATAATAATGTATTGTCTTGCCCATCTAAAGATGTTCTTGTACCAAAAGTAACGTTATTACTTAATTCAGCAAAAGAATAATTTGTACCTGCTATTGAAAATGTTTTAAAAACTTCTCTATTAATTGTACCATATCGTGGGCCGGCATAACCATAACCTTGACTAATTGTAACACTATTAAATATCCCTCTTACTCTTGATGTATAATCAATTCTTAATGGCACTCTAACTAAAGTTACATCTCGTGTTGTGTTACTAAAAGGAGATATTGTACTTGTATCAAAATCAGCAGGCACACCTAATTTAGCATTTGCTCTTAAAGTTGTACCATCATCAACTGTACCTAATCTTCTTCCTACGATTGTTGCAAACAATGTATTAATAATTGCAAAGAACGGCTCATCAATAATACCTGAAACACTACCAACAATAGGTGCAGATATACGAGCATTCAATCTAGTTTCTATATTAACTTCAGAAGCTAAATAAAAACCTGAAGTATGCATAGTTTTTTTAAAGTCATCTCGCCAATCTGAAATTGATCTAGCAACTTTTATAACATAAGAAAAATCTTGATAGTATAAACTATCTTGTATGTTCATTGTATTTTCTGAAAGAAAACCATCTTCATTTATAAATCTACCATCTGTATCAGCAACAGCACCAATTGTTAAAGTAGCTGTAGCACCATCTATTTTTTTAATTGTAGCTGAACCACTTGAACCTACAACTGTATTACCTACACTAATTGTACCTGAATTATTTTTTAATGATAATAGACCTAAAGTAGAATTAAAACTTACTACAGTAGCTGTAACACTACCATTAATTGTTACAGTAGAATTTCCAGCAAAAGTGCCTGTTACTCCTGTAATAATACAATTTTTAAATAAATTAACAACAGGCGGTGTAGGAGATAATTGGTGATTTATTCCTAACTCAACTAAATTTAAATCTAATACTCTACCTATTTGACTTCCAAAAGCTTTTAATATGGCACCTGTGCCTGAAGAACTAATTGTAACTGTAGGTAAAGAAGTATATCCTCCACCACTATCGTATAAAAATATATCGGTAATATCTTCAACATCTGTACCGGACTCTTGTACTATTTTATTACCAAAGTAAGTATCGTCTTGTGTAGTACCTTCTTCTAATACAATATGATCTTCTGTTAAACTAGTACTATCTTCTAAAGTTATACCGCCATTAACAACAGAAATAAATCCTGCAGCGCCAGCGCCGTTTGTTGCCGTATTAACAAAAACTAAATCATCACCAATAGAATATCCTGTTCCTGCATTGTCTATAATTATTTCTGTAATTCCACCTGAACCAATTGTTTTAGTTTGAATAATTGCACCGTCTCCGCCACCTGTTATTGTTGCCGATTCGGCTGTTGTATGTAAAGATCCATCATTTGATATTACTTTTGAGATAGGTATTCCTGAAATTGTTGCTTCAATTAAAATATCATCTATATCGTCAACTGTTCCTGTTATATTTTCACCTACAACAAAACTTCCTTCAATACTATCTGCATTTAAAATAAATTCTGATATAGAAGTAGAACCAATTAAAAATTTAGTTACACTTTCAACTATAGCCGTTGCATTTGATGTTGTACCTGTTATTGGCCTGCCAATCAAATTAGAAGTTTCGCCTGCTACAGTTATAGCTCTTAAAACTTTATTTGTTGTAAATTTACCATCAGATACTCTTAAAATTTGTTCACGTGGATAAAACGTTTCTGATACTTCATCAAAAAGTAATCTAAAAAATACTTCGTGTCCTGTTTTTGTACCTTTTGATTTATATAATGATTTAACATTTTTAATTAAATTTCTTTTATTAACATTAGAATTTAAGTTTTCAGGTAATGTAGTTAAAAATTCATTTCTAAAGTTACTTAAAAAATTAGATATAGCTTTATCAGGATCTCTAAAGTTTAATAACTCTTGTATATTATTTACTGGATTTGGTTTGTAATTATTTACAACTGCACTTGCATTAGAAGATGTACCTAATATAGTTTCTCCCATAATAAATTTATCTTGTGCTACAATAAACAATCTACTGTTATCTAAATCTTCTGATAATATTGTAGATGTTGCCTTTGAAGTTTGGCCTGTAATTGTTTCACCTCTTGTAAATTTACCAAACGTAGAACTTTCTAAAAGTATTTTATCGCCTTCATCTAAAGCTGTTCTGTCTGAATCAATACGAGAGCCATCTAATAGTAATTCATTCTGTTGGTTTGTTTGAGTTTCTAATTGAATGCCGTCTGTAGTTTGAATTGATGTAACTGCTAACTCGGCAGCTTCCATAAATGAATAATATGTTTTTAAAAATTGTAAAAATTTAGGATGGTCGTCAAGCACAAAATCAGGTACTTGTGAACCTATAAGGTTTGAAAGTTTATCTTTGAATATAGCCATAAAAAATTAATAGCTAGTTGAAGTTGAGTAACCTACTCCTGCATCAGCTGAACCACCTATAAAAGTATCTACTTCTACTGTAACATTAGAATTTTCAACATCAATCTCTACGATTTGATCTCTTACTGGAACAATATCGTTTGAATTTGGTTTAACAATTAATTCTATAACTGTTGAAGCTTCGCCTCTTATATTTTCCACTGTTGTTATGTTTAAAGAATTTAAAGTAATTTGTCCTGTTGTATAACTAATAGTACCTTGTGTATTATTTGCATATGTTCTTACTCCACCTGATGACCTGTATCTTCTTACATTACCTTCACC